CCCCAATAAGCATCTGAAGAATAGTTTACTGCTTCAATAATTTTATTAAGTTGAGAAATATAATCAGTCCAAATTATACCTTGATATGTTAAATTAACATAGTCAGGTACTACAGTAGCCGTAAATTCTTTTTTAGGTATTCTATTATTGACAATTGCAAATCTATCGTAAGAATTTTTCTTAGTATATTTTTCTTGGTGGGTAATATATAATTGAGGGGCATTAGCATCTAATTTATTACCTAAATCTCTTCTTTTTTCAATTGACTCCCTTTTAAGCATAACTAAAGGAGTTTGGACTTTACCATTTTTATCTCTATAAAAACCGTCTTGTTGAGCTAATTTCCATCTTTCACCAGAACCATAAATAACTGGTACATCCACCATGTCACCATTTGAAATAACACTTGGTTTTATTACATTTTCAAAATAATAAAAAATAGCTTCATCTATAGCTTCTAAACCTAAATGAAAATTGCTATTAGTTTTAGCATCATTTTTACTAACTATATTACCTCTATTTTGATTAGGTCTAATATCAGGACCTAAAGCAATAGCAGGTACATCAGGGGCTCCTCCCTGATCTACATGAGTTTCTACTAATCTCTTTTGAGAGATTTCATACTGTCTATTTACTTTAGGTTTTTTACCTATTCTAGTATTAGCCATTTATTATCGAGGATTTGCGTTAGTTTTTTCTACTTTAGTTGTCGATGGATAAATATTAGATCTAACAGGAACAGTTTTAAGTTGTTCTAATCTTTGTTTGCTTCCTCTACAAATTATAGATAGTGATACTCCAAAATTATCTGTATCTTCATTCATAGAAAAATCCGGATTTTTACCTGTAAAAAACTGGTTTTCTATAATACTATTAAATTCAAAATAATCATTATTAAATAAAACTATATCTCCTACTTCTGGAACTAAATTTTTTTCTACAAGGTTTGTCCTTAAAAATCTAAAAGTCATTTGTTGAGTAGAATCAGGGCCAAAATCTGTTTCACTCCATGCTTGGTCTTCTCTATCAATAAGACAAGAAATTAACATAGGTTCAAAGTAAACTTTATTTTCTGACTCACCATATACATTAGTTCTAGAATCGGGCAGTACAAATTTATAAAATCCAACTTCTTGCTGGATAATATCATTAATTAATTCTTTATTAAAAGTTTTTAATAAAGATATATCTCTTTCACCACCAAATAAAGGCATTATATTTTAGTTAAGGTTTCAGGTTTAAAAATTAAATGACGTAACCCTTTGATCCTCATTTCCGGATCGCCTTTATCACTACTTAACATAGTAGTTTTTAAAAACTCTAAATCTTGTTTAGGATCTTTTCCAGAAGCAAATTTTAAAGTAGCAGTATGTACTTCTTTACCATCGTTTCTAGCTCTGTTTTTTAATTCTAATTCGTCAGAAGTATTAGCATTAATGATAGTAACTTTTCTAGTTGCCCTCATTCCATCTAGTATATCTGTAAAATTAGCATCTTTATCTGATACTATTACTACACTTACTGAGTAAATGTTAATATCTTCAAATAATATGTCTCTTAATTTAATCATGCAACATATATTGGATAAGGGACTTTATACATTATATCCTGTGTATTTTGTGCAATTTGTGCATCACGTTCCATATATTTAGCACGTGAAGATTCTTCTAACATTTGCTTAAGTTCATCAATTAATGCTGTTTTTTCGGCTGAAGCTTCACTTCTTAAATCACCCGCATTAGTAGTAACTTCTGCTCCCGGAATAGGAATATTAGAGTATTTACCTCTTATACTAGCTAACATTTCTTTTGCTAATGCTAAGGTATATCTAAAAATCCACTGTCTAGCAGGTGCATTAATTGTTTTATATTCTATATTAGTATAAGGGACATTGGATACATTTGTAATTAAGTTAGTAGCATTGTTTCTAACTGGATTATTTCTATCACTTTTTACAATGTATTCAAAATATAATTTTTCTACTCTTCGTGGGATAGGAAATAATTTTAATATATCATTACCTTGCAATTCAAAACTATAAGCGGATTTTCTGATTTGGTCATTAAGTTCGATTGCTTGTATTTTTAAAGCATCATAATAGGTAGGCATTAACATAAAATTTACGCCAGGTGAAAAGTTACCAAAGCCAAATGTTTCCATTAATGATTGTATACCTGTACCCGTTCCTGCATATGGGTCAAAATATCTTACTATTGCTGCGGGGGCATAATGATAGATTTTTTTAATCTCAATTGGACTTCCTGATTCACTTACATTTGTAAAAAGATCGGTCAAAGAATATCTTTGTTGCCCTGGTGTTATATCTATACTTCCTGTTTTATATGAAATATTACCACCTGTATATGCTTCGGTGCCATAACTTTCTGCTATAGCAATATCATTACCTAAATTTGGTGTTATATATTGGTTATTTAAATCACTTCCCGTTACAGAACCTTCTAAGGTTCCTATATTTTCAATAATTTTATATTGGTACACATACTGGGCATATGTAGTAACTGCTTCTTCAAATGCTGTAAAGAAATTTACTGCTTGTAATTCAATATCTACTATAGGATACCCTAATCTTTGAGCACACCAAGTTGCTACCTGATCTGCAGAAGAAGTAAATTCAGTATCTGTATCATAAAACCCAAAAGGGGTAGGATTAGTAGTATTATTAAAAGAAGCCGATCCAGGCCAAATAGAAATAGTTGCCATATATAGTGATTTACGTTAATACATATTAATGATAACCATTTAACAATTCTAATAGATCATCTATAGCGGCATGTCTATGAGAATCCGTTAATACTGTTTTAAATACATATTCAGAGTTAGCTAATTTTGCCATATCATGATAAGCAGAATGTTGTTTATCTCTTAAATCAATTTGGTAAGAGTCACCACAGAATATCATTTTACTATCTTTACCTAATCTACCAATACACATAGCTAATTGAGATTTAGTTAAGTTTTGATACTCGTCTACTATTACTACAGCATTATCAAATGTTCTGCCTCTAAAATGAGCTAAAGATACTAACTCAATTTTTTCTTCTTTTTCCATTTTAGCTAATATGTCAGGTTTATTATAAACCTTTCTCATATTAGAACGAATTGGTACTAACCACGGTTCCATTTTTTCACGTTCAGAACCGGGTAAATACCCATTATCTTCAGTTGATACAGTTGGTCTAGTAATAATAATCTTATTAAACTGACGTTTAAAATACTGATCTAAAGCTACTTGTACTGCTAATAATGTTTTACCACTACCTGCTTTACCTACCACAAAATTAAAAGGGTGTTTTAATATTTCTGTTTTAGCAGCTTTTTGTTCTTCCGATAAGGATATTGAGAACCTAATATTACCCTTAGGTGGGGTTTTTTCGATATTTTGTTTAGCCATTTTAAATGGTTTAAAAACGTTTTGTCGGTTATAAATATAAAAAAAAGGGCCGCTTTCGCGGCCCTTTCTAAAAGTCATGATCTAACTTATTATACTAAGTTCAAATCGTGGCAAATTACCTTACCGTAGAAGTCAGGTCTTACCATCTTCTTAGCGTAACGAGTCATGATACCTTTTCTCGGAGAGAAAGATACAGGATCGTACACAAGAGGAGTCATAATCAACGGAATATAAGGTGCAAATACCGCTCCTGTTTCGAGGAACTGGTTACCCTTATAACCCATTAAGATTGTGTTCTCCAACATGTATGGGTTCTTGTAAACAGTGTATCTAGAGTTGATAGCACCAATTTTCTGAACACCCATTGCGAACTTGTTTTGATCACCAGGAGAGTCAGCAGCAAATCCAGGAATAGATTCTAAGATTGTGCTTACTTTCGGAGATACTACTAAGAAGTTAGCGCCACCACGAAGAGTCTTCTGGTGGATTGTATTGCTTACATCTTGTAATTTAACACCTAATGTTTGGAACCAAGACATCTTAGTGTAGTACTGACCAGTACCAGTTTCGTCTGTGGTTACACCTGTGTTAGATACTTCCTTAGCGATTTGAGCACTCCAGTGGTTAGTAGTGTCAGCGTTTCTAATAAGCATTTCTAAAATCTCTAAATCAATTTCCATTGAAATGTACTCAGACAAAACCC